TTGGCTGCCGTTGTGCTGTTGGAACTATTGATGCACGCACCAGCGCCTCCGCCTGGACCGCCATTGGCAGATATTCCACCCCCGCCGGACGTTGATACGTTGGGGTGGCTGCCCCCAGCGGCGCCGCCATCTTGCGAGCCATATCCATGGCCAGTGCTTTGAACGCCAGCGCGTGCCCCAAACTCACCAAAACCTTGGCCTCGATAGGTCAACGTGCCGTCGCTCACGCTTGACACCTGAATGCCCCCACCATCTCCGCCACGGTTGCTGACCGTTCCACCACCCTCGCCAGCCGCCCCACCGTAAGCGGTCGCTAGCGCTCCAAAGGTAGACGACCCCCCACTGCCACCGCTGTTTCCGTCTTGGTTGTCGCTTCCTGGCACCGTACCGCCGCTGCCTCCGGCGCCAATGGTCACAGTCACGCTGGCGGCCAAATCACTGGCCTTGAACAGGCGCGTGATCTTGCCGCCGCCGCCGCCACCACCGCCGCCAAAACGGTCTGTGCCGGCGGCGCCACGCCGGCCGGAGCCACCACCACCACCGCCACCCCAAAGCTCCACCATCACCGTGCTCACCCCGGCCGGCTTGGTCCAGGTGCCGCTAGAGCCAAACTCTTGCAGGTCACGGATGATTTGCCAGCTTGCATTGGTGCCGTCCGTGGTGACGTACTTGCCCGCGTTGCCGGTTTGCGTCGGCAGCGCCGATGTAAACGCCGCGGCCGCCACAAATGCGGTGGTGGCCACCTGCGTGGTGTTGGTCCCTGCGGCTGCCGTGGGCGCCGTGGGCGTGCCGGTGAACGCCGGCGAGGCCGTCGGCGCCTTGGCGTTGAGCTGCGTCTGAATGGCCGAGGTCACCCCGCCCACGTAGTTCAGCTCCGCCTGCGTCGGCGTCACCGCCCCCGTCAGGTTGGGAAACGTCGCCTTCACCGTGCTCTTGATCAGGCGCAGGTGGTCGTCGCCCTCGCTCTTGGGATCGGAAGCCGCCGGATACGTGGCGTTCAACCCGTTGATGTAGGTTGCGGTTTCAACGGTCATAGCGTCCTCACTCTCATGGCCGAGCCGCTGCGCAGCGCCGTGTCATCCGCCTCTTGCAGGCTGCGCACATCGGCTTGGTACTTCGCCTCCCAGGTCGGGATGCGCTCGTCGTTGAACAGGTAGCCGCTTGCTTCAGCGAGGGCGGCAAACAGGTAGACGTTCGGGTGGTTGGTCAGCAGCCAGTTGGTGCTGGCCGTGCTCAGCGCCGCAAAGCGCTGGTAGTAGTCCAGGCTGACCGAATACACCGCGTCGGGGGTGGGCCCAAACAGGATCTTGTCGCCCAGCAGGGCGTACACGCGCGGCTGACCCGTGACGTAGGCCTCGGGGTACTTGCGGTCCAGGATCTCGGGCGTCACCACGCTCAGCGCCCCGGGTGGGGTGGTGTTGCTCAAGGAGAGGTTTTCCGCCTCGAGGAAGTCGCTGGGCAGCGTCACGCCACGGGTGCCGGCCACCGTGCTCAGCGTGGTGTTCACCACTTGCTTGCGCAGGCGCAGGTCGCGCGCGATGCGGGCCTCGGCCAGCGTGATGAAGTCCGGGATGATGGACGTCAGGTCGCTGCGCTTGAGCCAGTTGGCAATGGAGGTCTGCAGGTCGGCATACGTGGCGATCGCCATGGCTTACACCCTGCCCTTCCAAATACGGAAATGCGCCAGCGCGGGGTCGTTCAACAGGCGCTTCTGGTGCTCCTGGCTGCGCCCCAGCTCCTGCAGCGTGATGCCGTGGGTGTTGAGGTAGCGCTCCACCAGCACCACCGGGATGGAGGCCGCCAGGCGCATGTCCGACGAGCCGTGCCGGCCCTCGTTGTGCATCGCCTGGGCGCGCTCCACGTAGGGTGTGCAGTCCTGCGTGGTGCCGGTGATCAAGGCCCCGTCTTGCAGCGCCACGGTGGTCACCACCCCGGGCGCAGCGGTCAGGTCCGTGCGCATCAGGAGTTGTCCAGCGGCGAGACGTTGACCAAGCCCGCGGCCGTGCCCTGGATGTAGGCAATGTGCGTCAGGCCCTTGGGCACGTGCATGATCACCGAGTCGGCGGGCTGCACCAGCACGTCGTTGGTGGTGGCCGTCACGGTGGAGTCGCCCACCTTGACGTAGCACTCGTTACGCGCAGCCACCCGGATGTAGTTGGGGGCGCGACCCGAGGAGTCGTTAGGGATGGCGGTGCGCGCCGAAGCGGCACCCGTGGCCGCGGAAAAGCCGCTGGCCGTGACGCTGATGAAGGCGCCACCAAAGATCTGAGCCATTAAGATGCTCCGACGTCTCACGACGCTGGGAGAAAAGAAAAGGGGCCCCGAAGGGCCCCCACGAACGATGCGCGGTGCGGCTTAGGCCGGAGCTAGGTGCACCGTGATCGAGCCCACCGCTGAGGTCGCGGTGCCTGTCAGGTCGTAGGAGAGCGCGTCCCCTACAGCCAGCAGCAGGTCCGACGCTGTGGTCGACAGCGTCAGCGCCTGGTTGGCGTTGGCGGTGCCCACCAGGTTGTAGGAGCCTGAGTGCAAGACCGTGCCGCTGGCCGGGGCCGTGGCGGTCGGGGTCTTGCGGATCTGCGCCGTGCACGCGCCGCCCGTGCCGGCCACATCGACGCGGCCACGGATGGCCTTGACGACGTAGGCGCGGTCAGCGACGAAGAACGTGCAGTCCGGTGTGGAGGCGGTGTAGTTGATGGTGACGGGCACAAAGCCCGCCCCACCCGTCGAGGCGTTGCCCACCAGCTCCATGGAGGAGTCGGCGGCTTGTCGAATGTCCACAGACATGATCTGTTCCTTTCAAGTGAAAGGGGCCAGCGCCTTGTGAGCACCAGCCCCGTCAGGTTCAGAGGATGTCGTACACGGCGCCGTGGGCCTTGGGCGCACGGCACTCCAGCGTCCACTCCACCACCAGCTCGCGCTGCTCGGCGTCACCCGTCTTGGCCAGCTCGATGGTCTGGAAGGGGCGCAGGTAAGCGATGGCCAGCTTGTCGGACTGCAGCACGAAGACATCACGCGCGGCCATGAAGCGGTTCGGTACGCACTGCAGCGTGCCGAAGTCGCTCACGTAGAAGTCCACCGAGCTGTAGAGCTTGGCGTCCTCGCTCTTGTCGAAGCGGGTCGCGTTGCCGGTAAAGCCGGAGAACGTCTGCTTGGCCGCGGGCGGCAGCATGATCATGTCGGGCTCACCGCCGGCGGTGTAGACCTGCTGCAAGACGTCCTTGACCTGCGCCTCGGTGAAAGCGCGCTGCGTGCCGGCGGTGTAGCCGGTGTTGGCGGTGTAGGAAGCCAACGTGCCGCCGTTGCGGTTGACGTTGTCCACCACCCAACCACGCAGGCCGCGCGACTGCCGCGGCGAGGTCGCCAGCACGTCGAGCTGCGTGGCGCTGCTCTCCATGTCGCGCTTGATCTCCAGGCTTGCCAGGCTGAGCTGGTAGGCCAGCTCGTCCTTGCGGCCGGCCGGATTCATGGCCTGCTGCGTGCCCGAAACCACCACCTTCTTGGCGCTGATCTGCGTGCGGTTGGTCAGACGCGCCGTGACCGTGACGGTCTTGGCGGTCAGGTCGTCGCCTTCAGCCTGGGCGTTGTTGGTCACCGCGGCGGCCAGCTCCTGGGTTTGCCATTCCAATCTGTTACTTGATGACCTGCTTGCGCAGGCGGGCAGTCATTTCTGCTGCCTCTGCAACTTTCGCTGCAGTTCGGGCTATATCATCCGCCGGTTATGCGGCCAAGCATATAGTCTCTGAGGATAGTCTACGGCTGTTCCACTCATCAATACGCGCTTGTTTGCGCTGAATCTTGAAATACGCGCCTTCGCGTACCCAAGATTCTATCTTGATGTGAAACCGCATCGGTGTCTTGTAGCCGTCCTTGTAAGGCGGACAAACCGACAGCTTGCCGGTTTTAATGCCCACAGACTCCACAAGTCGCACGAATTCCGGAACCCAAGATTCGCAGCATTTGAACCCCATGTAGAACGATGTGTCCTTCTGGTGGTTCTTGCTGACGAACCCTTCGCTGTCCATCAACCCGGCAATAAAAGCCAATTTCTCGGCTTTGGACCATTGCCAAACGTAGGCAGGAATGATCTTCTTGGAGTCGGTGTCGTCCACCAGCCTCTTGCAAAGATCGGGGTCACCGCAGCGAAGCGAATGATTCGGCTTGCTGCTCTTCTTGACTTCGTGCGTGCAGATGTTCACCGGCCTGTCAGTCAACTCAGCCAACGCCGTCTTGACGGACTCTGCAAAGTCCGCATCAATGGTGTTGAGTCTGAACACCGGATACCACTGTGTTTGTGGTCCGCTGTTGTGACTAACCTGCAGGGTGACGCACCCGTCACCTAAGTACACCCCTAGGATGTACGCGTAACTCTTTCCTGCTGATTGTCCAATTTCCATTACTTTTCCTCTGCGGGGAATGGAACTCTAAGGAGTTTCCAGCATTTAGCTCGGTTTTACCTGCACAAATTATAGGCTATGCAGGGTGTTGGTGGCCTTCGATTTTGAGGCCATATTCAAAACTGGGGTTTGCGTCGGACTTATCCTATAAATAATGTCCGTAAGATCCTCGCGATTACCAATCGCGGAGGTGGTCAGGAAGGTATTGGTTGGTGCAGCCATTTCGCTGCCTCCTTTCGTGTGAAGTTCAGAGGATCGTGGCGAACGCGCGGGCGGCGTCTTCGACCTTGCCCGACTTGTTCAGCTTCAAGAGCGCCGCAGTGCGTGGCTCGATGCCGGTGTTGCCCCCCATGCCGGGGCGCTCCACCTTGGTGGGCAGCGTGGCCACTTTCTTGGCCGCCGCCGATGCCTTGCCGACCATCTGGTCGTACAGCATGGCTTTGCGGGCCAGGATCACCGCGCGCGCGTCGGCGATGTTGTTGATGGCGTCAGGCTCGTAGCCCTGCTGGGCCAGGTAGTCCCGGATCGCCACCTTCTCGGCCTTGCTCTTGGCTTCATCCCTCCACTCCGGCAGCTTGGCAAGAAGATCCTCCTGCTGCGCCTGCAAGTGGCGCAGATGCGCCTGTTGAGCCTCGGCCTGCTGAAGAGCGCTGATCCGTTGCTGTTCGGCGTACACCTGACTCAGCTGGGCTTGCCGGGCTTGCGCCTGGTGCTGCTGTTTCAGGTACTCCACCGGGTCGCTCTGGAGCAACTCTTCCCAGTTGGTCTGTTGCTGCTGCTGCAGCGCGCCTTCCAGTTGCGCCTGCATGCGTTGCAGGTTTGCGGCGTAGGCTTGCCGCTCCTGAAGCGCTTGCGACCTTTCAGCCTCGGCAGCTCTGCGCTGCTCGGCGGCTTCCATGGTCTTGCGCGTGTAGTCCGCCTGGCGCTGGTAGCCGTTCTTCAGCTCGCTCAGCGGAACTTCCACGTCCTTGCCGTCAATCTTGACGGTGACCGTGGGTTCTGCCTCGGGAGCCTGCGCTTCGGCCTCTGGCGGGGCTTCGGCGGCTGCAGGTTCGGGCGGGGCCGCTTCAGGTTCAGCGGCCGCCTGCTTCTCATCAGGCTCGGGAGCGGGCTCCAGGGCGGCTGAAAACAGGCTGCTGGCTTGGTTGACGTCAAGCGGACCGTTGGATCCCTCGGAAGGGTTGTCCATGCTTTTCACTCCTCGGGCGGCGCATCACTGCGTTGACCCATGCAGACAACAAAAAAGCCACCCGCAGGTGGCTCTTCTAAGAGGGTTGTCCTTCCTCTGAAGACTTCAGAACTCGTGGCGCTGGCCGTGGCTGTCCAGCCAGCCCAAGGGGCCGAGCTGCACCGGCACGTTCCAGTTGCCGTGGATCAGCTCCGCCTCGGGCGCGGGGTGAAACGCCACGCGAATCGACCCGCCGTGCGTGTGCTTGATCACGCCACGCGCGAAAGCATCCCAGTCCCCCACTGCTTGGCGCGGTCCATCAGGGTTTGCTGGTGCTGCAGGTCCACCTGCGCGAGCTTGCCCGTCTCCAGCGTCGAGACCAAGTGCGCACGCACCTTCCTCAACAGGTGCAGGTAGCTCCACAGCTTTTCGCGGCCGTCCTGGTCTCTTGCGGGGCTGTTCGTCCATTGCTCAATCACTTCCTTTTCAATCGCCTCAAACGCTTCGATGAAGGCCTCGTTTTCCAGCACCTCTTTGGCGCGGGAGCCGGCGTGCAGGCGTTGTTCCAGGGTCATGCCCAGGCCCTGGACGGGGTTTGCGGATGCACTTGGAAGGCCGCCAACTCAGGCGCTTCGTCCGTGTGCCGCACGTTCACATGCCAGCCCTCCAGCGGAGCCATCTCAGGCATCTCGCCTTCATCGGTGGTCAGCGTCTTGCCCGTGGGCTTCCAGATCACGCCGATGACATCGACAGCGGCGTACTTGGGAACCTTGACGGTTTCCACCACATCGCCTTGCACGTTGGTCTGATCGGTGAACAGGATGCTGTCAGCTTCGGCTTGGTCAGCAAATTTCAGGAAGTAATCTGTGTACATGGTGTCTCCGTAAAACTGTTGTTTGACCCACTCCTGGCCCGCTGCCAGCACCTCTGGTGGCGTTTCGGATATCAAAGCGTTGAATGGGTCGAAGGGGTCGTTCATTTGCGTTTCCTGATCCACCGCACCAGCGGCATAAACGCCAAGCTGTCTAGGAAGCCTCGGAGGAAGTGGGTCATGACTAGCTCGTTATGCTGACCAACTCGGCATTGCTCAAGCGACGAGGGTAGTAGGTGATGCGGCGGAGGTAGCCGTTGAGGAAGTTCCCATTAAGCTGATTACCTAGATTAAAAGCTGTAACCGATGGAACCGTTCCAGACGTATCTGTCAAAACAGCACCACCGTTTGTTGATAACGCAAAGTCATTTGTGGCATAGGCAGCTGCCATTTTTGCCACATTGCCTGCTGTGTAAGTGCTGCTTGACAATCCTACTTGTGCAACACCGCCATCCGACACGAAGTAATCTAAAGCATTGATGGCATCATTAAGGTACGCCGGGTTTATCCTGTTGTTTATCGTTCCGTTATTAAACGAAGTTGCTGTCGGGAATCCGCTAGTTGGCGCTGTCGAGTTAATGACAAACTCCGAATACACCGTCCCAGCAGTCGCATTAAACCAAGGGCTCAACGTATTCACCGACGCTTGATCTGCGTTGCGGGTCAGGGCTGTTGTGGTGGTGGGGATCACGCTCGTTGCAAACGCGCCTTGCTCAAGCTGCGGCAGGCCGATGCGGAGGGTGATGTCGATGGCGCCTGCAGTCACATTAAACGCTATATACGGAAGCGCGTATATGGTTGCAGCAGCCGTAAAGGTTCTGGTAGCGGAAGACCGGACCAAAGTTCCTGTAAGGGGCAAATTGGTAGCTGTTGCGCCAAGCTCGTTGGTGGCATCGCGTTCTGAACTTTTTATCTGGACGTTACTGACATTTGTCGTTGTTCCACCAACCAATGCCGTCCAAACAGAGGATGTCCACGTTTGCCCAATCGACGCAGAAATAAATACACTGCTATCTAAATTTACTGATAATACATTGCTTGATGCAGCAGTTCCAAAAACACGTATATCAACGTACGTAATTCCGTTGGAAACTCCCGTTCCTACAACTTGAGTTGAAAGCGTTAATGGGTTGTAGTAACCCCAATTTGTCGGAGCCGTCCCCGGCGTCCCAGCCACCGCACCCTGCATCGTGTTGTTGCGGATGCTGTTCGTCCTCGCCTCCTCAATCAGCAGCCCCCGCACTGCCAGGGTGGCGGGGTCGAAGTCCCGCCTGGACTCGTTGATCGCTGCGCTCGTCAGCACTCCGGCGCTGTTGAAGTAGGTGGCCGTGCTGGCGCGGGTGAAGGTGACACGGGGGTCGAGTACCCCGGCATCTACAAACACCAAGTCCAGGCTCGCCGCCGACCCTGACACGCCCGTGGACAGCGCGCCGACGTTGACCGTGCTGCTCGCGCCGTCGCTCAGCACCGAGACCCAGCGCCGGCCTTGCACGCTCAGCACCACATGGTCGCCGCCTTGCACCAGCACATCGGCATTTGTGGCCGCGCTGGCGTCGTTGCTCAGGCGCACGTAGGCGCCCTGGCCGGTGGCTTTGACCACCACTTGCGTGGGCAGCTTGCGCGTGGTCTGGTCCCACGGGGTGTAGGAGGACACGGCTGTCCCGGTGGATGTGAGCGTCACCGAGTCCACCACAAAGAGCCGATTTAGCATGTCAGACCGCCAGCAAAAGCATTTCAATGTCCTCCTCGTCCTGTTGCATCTGGTCGAACAGGGCCATCAGTTGTTCAAAGTGCCGCGAGTTGTACGCAGCCGTGTAGTCCTCCAGGCGCCCCGCCAGCTCGGCGTAGGCCTGCAGCGCGGGCAGATCCACCACCTCGGGCTGGCCAGCCTCCTGGGCGGGCTCCTGGGCCGGTTCTGAGGCGTCCTCAAGCGCCTGCAGCGCCGCGGCCTGGCTGGCGTACACCACCAGCTTGCCGTTGCGCTCCACCACGTAGCGCTTGCGCTTGGGCTTGTCGTCGTCGTAGCCGCCACCCACCGCGGTGGTGCCGACCTGCGCGGCCAGCACATCCGCACCCTCGGCCAAGTCGGCTGAGAACTGCAGCGAGCCCGCGCTCACGCTGACCGCCGCCGCCAGCACATCGGCGCCTTCGCTCAGGCTGGCGCTGCTGGCCATCACCGGGCCGGCTTGCGCTGCCAGCGTGTCTGCGCCTTCGGTCTGCGCCAGCGAGGCGGCTACCTGCGGCCCAACTTGGGCGGCCAGAACATCAGCCCCCTTGGTTTGCGCCAGGCTGGATGCGACTGAAACGCCGACCTGTGCCGCCAGCGTGTCAGCGCCCTCGGTGAGCGCCGCGCTGAAGGATGGTGCGCCGCCGCTACTTTGAACGGCCAGCAGCAGGGACATGGTCTAGCTCAGTAAGCCGACGTCTCGAAATACTCGCAGCCAACGTGGAGCTGGATCACGCCGGCGGCGCCCATCGCAATCAAGTTCGTGATGACGAAACCTTCGTTTTGGGCCAGCACCAGCGGATAGTCTCCGGCGTCGTTCTCCAGCAGGTCGGTGATCGGCATGGAGGTGCCGACGCCCGTGGAGCTGCCCCCCGCAATCGCCATGCTCACCGTCTCCAGCGTGCGGGTGCCGGCGGTCAATGCGGCTGTCGAGGAGATGCGGATGTCCGGCGCGCTGGTGATGTTCGTGAACGAATTGCGGTGCTTGTTCGCGCCCGCCACATAGAGCGCCGTGCCGCCTGAGTCGGAGGCCGTAAAGCTGTTGGCCCGCAGCAGCGAGTAGCTCAGACCTTGGGCCGCCGTAAAGGCTGTCGTGGTGATGAAGCCGATGCGGACGTTTCGAATGCAGATCAGATTGGCGCCGGTGTTGCGAAACGAAACCACGGGGCCAGCCGCTGCCACGCCGGTGAGCGCGCCCGAGGTGCCTGCGACTGAGTAGTAGCCAATCAGCTCCGCGGCGCGCAGAGAGACCCGCTGCGTGCGAAAGGTTGCGTCCACCTCGGCGACCGTTCCGCCGTTGCCTTGAAGTTGAATCGCCATGTCAGTTCCAGACCCAGGCAACGGTCCAGAGACCGTAGACCCGAGGGTTGTCAATGTTGAGAATGAGCCGCGAGTCGCTGCGCTGGCCGATGTCGCTGCGTTTCTTTGCGACCGCGTAAATCGTGAAACCTGTTCCGGCGCTCACGTTGCCGGCAAACACCTCAGGCGGATCGACCCAGTGCTCGTCGGCGCTGTGATCGACAGTCGCGGTGGGGAAGATCCAGGCTTCGACCAGGCTGCTGCCGGTGATGGCGGTCTGGCCGGTGACGGTCGCGGTGACGTCGGTCTTGCCGGGAAAGGCCCCGAAATCCACCGTAGTTGTGCCCTGCGCCACCTCAAGCCCCGAAAGCCGTCACGGTCAGGCTGGTGAACGTGCAGGCCTGGCCGGAGTTGATGGAGGTGTTGGTCACGATCATGTCGGCGCTGGACGTCCCTACCGTGCCCTGCACGACAGCCGTGCCGCCCGAGGTGTTGATGCGGAAGTACCCCGCCGTGCCGGTGCCCGAAGCGTTGGCGCTCGCCACCGCGGAGGCCGTCAGCACGCCACTGCTCACCGTGCCAAACCCACCCGCATTGCCAGCAAACTGCACCAGCAGCGTGCCCGTGGGGGCGGTGCCGACGTTGGCCGGCGCCGTGCCCGAATAGATTTGGATCTGCGCGTTGGCCCCAATGTCGGTGTTCAACTGCGTCATCGAGTTGGAGCGCGCGGTCGTGCTGTACTGAATGGCCATCAGGCGATCCCTTGTGCACGGCCATCAGGGCCGCGGATGATGGTTCGGGGCGCGCGCATCTGCGCCAGCGCTTCGGTGAAGCCCTGCATGGCCATGGCCAGCGCGGCGTTGGGGCTGGGCTCTTCCACCCCCCCTTCAGCCAGTTGCTCGGCGGGGCTCTCCACCTCGGGCTTGGCCTTGGCTTGAGCGGCGATCTGCGCCACCAGCACCTTGGTCTCGGCCTCCAGCGTGGCGCGCCAGCGCTCCATCTCCAGCTTCTCGCGCTCCAGCTGCGCCTTGGTCTCAGCCTCCACCTGCTTGAGTTGCGCTTCCATCTGGATGCGCGCTTGCTCTCTGGCCGCGTCACGCTCGTCGTTGGCCTGCTGCACCTGCAGGGCAGCTTCCTGCTCCGCCTGCTTGGCCTGCGCCTCCATCTGGATGCGCTGCATCTCGATCTGCTGTTCGGCCTGGAACTTCTGCGCATCGGCCTGCTGACGCATCTGCTCGAGCTGCATGGCGGCCTGGGCCTTGATCTGCTCGGGCGTGGGCGGCTGCGGCCGCGGCGGGGCCTTGGCGGGGTCGCTGAAGAACTTGTCCGCCGTCTTGAAGCCCAGCGCCTTCACCAGCTCCGCCTGGCTCTGGTAGACGTTTTCCGGTGTCGCGGTGCCGATCTGCAGGCCCATCTGCTGCTGCTGCAGCAAGGCCATCAGGTGCGCCACCTGCTGGTCGCGGTTGCCCGTGCCCAGGCCCACGTTGACCGTGCAGTCGAACTGGTTGCGCCATTCCCGAGGATCCACGTTGACCCAGGTGCCGCGCAGGCGGATGAACGCCTCCTTGTCGCAGTATTGCGAGACCAGCTTCAGGATCAGGCGGAACAGGTCGCGGAAGCCCTCGGCAAAGTTCCGGGCGATCAGGTCCAGGCGCATGTCGGCCCGGTTGGTGACGATGTTGACACCCGTGGCCGTGTTGTTCAGGCTGTCACCGTCGCCGCCTTGGTTGTAGCGCGTCCAGCCGGTGGAGTCCTCCAGGAACCCCTGCATGGTCTCCATCATGCTCATGCCGAGCTGGGAGTCGCCCATGCCCTGGTCCAGGCGCCCAGCCGCACCGGGCTGCTTGACGCGGACCACACCACCCGGCCTCGAGGCCAGCAGGTCGTCCAGGTTGACCTGGCCATCCACCGCGAAGTAGCGGCCGTTGATGCTCAGGTACATGTTGTCCAGCATCCCGCGCAGGATGTTGGTCTTGATCTTCTGCGCCTCCAGGGCCAGGTCCGCCACGCTCAGGCCAAAGAACTTGTGCGGCATGGGGACGGGCGTGATGGCCACGAACGGCGCGCAGTCCACGATCTCGTTTTCGAGGATCTGGTTGCCGGCCCGCACCACCTTGCGCAGCTCAGAGATGCCGTCGCCGTCGTAGTCGCAGCGCACGTAGCACTCGGTGACCCAGATCACGCGCTGGCTGTCGTCGGGCGTGGACAGCGTGTCGGCCTGCAGGTAGGCCAGCTCGTCGTCGTAGCCCAGGCGCTCAATGCGCTCCATGTTCAGCGCTGTGGCCTGGTCGTCGCCGCTGATCTGGTCGACATTCTTGTAGCCCATGGAAACCAGATCCGATTGCGTGCGCGCCACGCGGTGCGCCACAAAGCTCGCGTCCTGGATGCTCTTGGCCTTGCGGCTGATCAGGAACTCTTCGGGCGGGACGTTTTCCACCTTCACGCAGCCGCTGATGCGCGTGCGCCGGCAGGCCACGTCATAGGCCAGCACCGGCGGTGCGCTCTGAATCTGCGCCATCTGCTGTTGCAGCGCCATCACCGCCTGCTGCGCCTGAGGATCCCCCGCCTGCGCAGCCTGGGCGGCCTGCTCAAGCTGCTGCTGGAGCTGCTGCAGGGCCTGCTGGCGGTTTTCGGCGTCTTCCTCGTCGGGGTAGCTCTTCTGCTCAATGACCTCCACCTCGTCGTCGTCCATGAGCTGCGCCAGCTCGACGTCGTTGAGGTTGCGGTACTCCTCGCGCTTTTCTTCCTTGCGGTCGTCCCACCAGACCTTGACGATGCCGTTCTTGCTCAGCAGCGCGTCCTTCATCCAGTTGTAGATGATGCGCTCGCCTGGGTTGTGCGTGTGCAAGACGTGGTTGACGTAGTCGGTGGCCTGCTCGGCCTTTTGCTCGTCGCCAGGCTTTTGCGGCTCAAACTCCACCACGCGCTCGGAGCCGGCGAACTTCACCATGAGCTGCGGCAGCATGCTCTCAATGGTGTTGCGGACATCAGGCGACACCACGGAGCTGCGGCCCTCCACCTCGGGCGGCGTCAGGTCCAGCGTGGGCTGCCCCAGGTAGTAGGCCATCGCCTTCTGACGCTGGGCGGCCAGCTTGCCGCTGTACCAGCCCACCGCCTGGCGCATCTCCTGGTCCGTGATGGACCGGAGCTGATCTTCAGACATGCGTGCCATGGTGTTGCTTTAGGCCACGCTCAGGCGTGGGTAGTTGATGACGCCGCCCCACTCGTCGTTGCTCATCTGGTCAACGGTCAAAGCGAGGTAGCGGAAGGCGTCAGCGCCGTGGCTGAACTCGTCGTGCACCGGATTGCCGGGCTCATTGGTCGTCGTGTTGATCTGTCGCCGGTAGCGCTTCAGGCACTCCACCAGGCGGGCCGTGCGCTCTTTGTTGAAGTACACGCGGCTGAAGATGTCGCGGGCGCGCTTGATGCCCTGCTCCACGTCCATGTTGGGCGTGCGCTGCACGCTCCAGCCCAAGCCCTGCAGGATCTCGGCGTCTTGCTTGCCGGTCTGGTGGCGCTTGGCAAAGCCGTCGTGCGGCAGGTAGTGGTGCCCCCAGTTCAGCGGCTCCCCATCCAGGCGCAGCGCTTTGAGCTCAGCCGAGTAGTCCGCCAGCGTGCGCTGCGTGCCCTCGATGTAGTGGATGACGCGGATCTCGCTGGCCACCTTCTGCGCCAGGATGATGGACATGCTGTCGTTGAAGCCCAGATCCCACACCGCGTGCACCTTCAGCAGCGGGTCATGCGGTACGTTCAGGATGCGTGAGCCCGCGTTGGCCATCTGGTCGAAGTAGATGGCGCCATCCACTGCCGGCTTGCACTGGCCTTCCCAGATGTGCGCGTAGTCCTCGCGCTTCATCGTCGCTTCGGCGTGTTGGCGTTCAGCCTCCAGCACCGCTGGAAAGCGCCGGTTGTCGGCGTGGTTCATCTCGATGCTGACGCAGTCCGGCGGCGGGCTCGTCACAAAACGCCGGTAGGTCTCATCGCTCTCCAGCTGCGGGTTGAAGCTGACCCAAATCTCCGAGCCGTTCTTGCGGATGGTGGGGATCAGGATGTCCCAAGAGCGCCGGCTGATCGCTTGCGCCTCTTCGCACCAGCACACGTCCACGCCTTCAAAGCTCTTCAAGCTCTCGGCCGTCTGGTCGCTCAGGCCACTGAAGAAGAACTGCGAGCCGTTCTTGCCGCGGATCTCGGTCTGCAGCACCTCGTACTGGCCACCCAGGCCGAGCGCCTTGATTTGGTCGCGCAGCAGCTGGTGCACCGACTGCTGGATGCTCTTCTGAATCTCTCGCGTGCACAGCACCCGCAGCGGGCGTTGCGCCGCCATGATCAGCAAGGCACGCGCAAAGCCCCAGCTCTTGCCAGAGCCCCGGCCGCCGCGCACCACCTTGTAGCGGTGCGGCGCAAACAGGAACTTGAGCTTCTCAGGAAACCAGGCCTCAACCAAAGGTCACCTTGATTGAGTGCTGCACCGCGCCGCCGCCTTCACCAGTCACCTGGATCGGCAGCACCTTGCCCACCAGGCCCAGGAACGGCCCGGGGTTGCTCTGCGCCACCTGCACGAGGTAGTCCACCCCGCCGGCTTGATCCAGCGCCTGGGCGACCATCTCACGGATGAGCGCGGTGTTCTTGTTGGGCATCCCCTTGGGGCGGCCCTGGTTCGGCCTTTTCTCGCCTTTCTTGAAGGCGCCTGCGTTGACTGTTGCCATGGTGCCGGGTTCCCGAAGGATTGTCCGAAGGTGAAAGTGCCCATCGCCCGCCGCTGTCCGCGGGGAGACGCGCGGGGCTCGTTCCGCGTCGATGGGCTGCGGCTCATTTGCCGGTGGCGCCGCGGGCCGGTGGGCGTTGCGCCCAGACTGGCAACTGCTCGCCAGAAACGAAAAAGCCCGCCGACATCGCTGCCGCGGGCCCAAATTGCAGAGACACCTCCGCGGCCGAATTACAGCACAGCGAAAAAACGGGCGTCAATCATTTAGTCAGGCCGCCACCGGCAAGCAATCGCCAAGCGGTTGCGGCACACAGGGGCACCTGTCCGTTGCCAATGGCTTTAAGTCGGTCCACCCGAGCGGCCACCCCATGAGCCACTCGACCCACGTCGGGTTCAGACTGCCACCAATCTGCTCGCTCAAGGGCCTGGAGTTCTTGTCGTGCGTTGCTTGGCTGGCCTTGCCACTTCTCCAGTCTCTGGCGGTCGGTGTCGCGCACTTGGTCACTGCGGTCGCAAGCCCATCTCCGCTGCTGGCGCTTGCCCCCTTTCGGTTGTAGTTGCCACACACTGTCGGCGTCGGCCATCTGGCTGGCGTGTTCACCATCTGCGTCAGGCTGATGCCCGTCATGTTCTCCGTGATCGTCCCGCCTCTCTGCCCGTCCGTGGCTGACGGAGTGGCCCACAAGCCAAAACCTGTCCCGCTGATGCGGCGCCCCGACATCGGCAGCTCCCAGCACTGTCCATCGGCAGTCATACCCGAGCGCGGCCAAGTCACCGAGGACTCGCCCAAGTCCTCGAGTAAGGAGGGCTGGGCTGTTCTCCACGTAGACGTAGCGGGGTCGAACCTCGCCAACGATCCGCGCCATGTGGCTCCACATGCCTGATCGTTCCCCGTCGATTCCTGCGCCTTTGCCGGCCACGCTGATGTCCTGGCAAGGGAACCCTCCAGACACCACGTCAACACAGCCGCGCCAAGGTCGTCCGTCAAAGGTCTGAACGTCATCCCAGATCGGGAAGGGCGGGAGAAGGCCGTCATTCTGTCGGGCGGCAAGTACGCTAGCTGCGTAGGGTTCCCACTCGACAGCGCACACGGTTTCCCATCCAAGCATGTGGCCGCCGAGGATGCCTCCACCAGCGCCTGCGAAAAGAGCCAGCTCATTCACACCCGCTCCACAAACATCTGCACCGCATCCGCCACCAGCTCGGCGCGATCGTCGTCGTTCTCCGGCAGCCTGGCTGAGCGCCACACGCTCACCCCTGTGGCGCGGTTGCGTGCCACCAGGTACAGCGCCGTGCGAAACGGGTCCGGAATGCTGGCCACCACCTGGCCAATGTGGCGGATGAGCAAACCGCGCTCGTCGGTGTCCAGCGCGCCGTTGGCGTCGTCATACTGCCGAGAAGCCCGCCAGCCGCGAGTGCTTGGGCACTCCACGGGGTAGCCCTCCACGGGCGTCCAACCGCGCTCGGCGCGCCACCACAGCACCAGCAGCTCGAGCGGGTCGATCTCGGGCGTCAGGGCCATGCGAGCCACTTCTCCCGGATGGCCTGGGCTGCGCCCACGATGTCGGTCTCGCGCCATTGGTTCTGCGATGTGTGCACCCATGCCGTCCATTGCTCCCGGTTGCGTCTGAAAAGCAGCATGGGCTCGGCACCCACACGCTGCGCTTGCTCGCAGGCCTGACGCCACCAAGTCGGGCGGCTCAGGCGCTCCTGGCGCTTGATCTCAATGGCCCAGCCCTTGACGGCCAGGCAGTCGGCGCCACCCTCGCGGGTTTGCGTGAGGTTGCGCGTGAGCAGCTGCCCCAGCTCTTGGCCCAGCAGCTTGAGCACCTCGCGTTCGGCGGCGGCGCCCTTGCGGCGTTGCATGGCGCTCACTGGCACCCCTTGCACACGTACTGCTTCACGCCCTTGACGAGCTGCAACTTGCGGCCCAGCGTCATGCGCGGCTGGCGGCACTTGGCGCACAGGAAGTTGCTCATCAGTCCAACGCCACGCGGGGCGGCGAACCGGTGGCCTTGGCGCTGGCTGGTGTCGCTGTTGCTCGGGGTTGTGCCCACAGGTTCCTCATCGTCTGTTTCAGTTGATCCACATGCGCCTTGCCGCGCCGCTTCTCCAGGCTGGCCAGCCAAGCCCGGCGCTCGTCCAGGCTGGGCAGCTTGAGGATCCAGCGCGCTTCGCATTCATGGCGCCAGGCCTCGCTGCTGCTGCTGACCTCGGTGCCGTCATGCAGCGCGGGCATGTCGGGCGCAGCGCTGGGCGTAGTGCCAGATGCTGCTGACCTGCTCAATGCTGGGCGGGACCACGCGCGGCGGGGTGGTGGGCTGCGTGAAGGGCTTGTCAGCGTGCCAACGCGCGCCCGACTTGTTGCCGCTGCGCCAAATCTGGCCAGACCGGTTGATGAACATCAGATGCACCGTCACCGTGGACGGCGCGCAGCCAAACTGCAACGCGATCTGCTTGTTGGTGCACGGCTGGTTCACCCGGATGAACTCCAGGATGGCCTGCTGGCGGGCGGTGAGTTTGGTTGGCTCTCGCGTTGGGGTCGTCATGCGGCAAGTCGGTACGGTTCCACCGCGCTGATGCGGTCGTCACAAAAACGCAGCGAGGCCGCGTCCCACCACAGGGCCACTGCGCCCTCCCAGTCGCCGTTGCGCTGCTTTTCCACGGCCACCCGGGCGTCGGGCTTGGCCAGGGCCACGGCGTCGCTCGGATCCTTCTGCAGCGCCAGGTGCTTGTCCTTGTTGGCCCACACCGTGACCACGTTGTGCGCCTGGTCGCTGATGGCGGCCGAGCCGCGCAGGTCGTACTTGGTGGGCGGGGTGGTCTCGCCGTTTTGCGGTTTGCGGCAGTGCGTGATGAGGTGGATGTGCAGCCCCGTCTCCTGGGCCACGCGCACCAGGTCGGTGACGAACTGCTTTTGCTCGTCCATGCTCTCCTCGGAGCCGCAGACCATCATCATGGAGTCCACAAACACCTGCTGGCCCTTGAGCTCCTCCGCGAAGTAACGCAGCACCGCCAGGCACACCTCGGGGTTGATGCGGCCCACGTGGTCGAACATCCACAGCCGGCCATCCGTCCAGCGGCTGAAGGCCTGCAGCGACACGCCCGCGGGCTTGAGCAGCCCGAGCGCTTGGCGCGCCATGCGGGCCAGGGAGCGGCTGGGCTGCATCTCGAACGACATCAGCAGCGTGCGGTAGCCGGCGGTCATCAGGTCCAGCGCCACCTGGCCGGTGAACATGCTCTTGCGGTGGCCGTTGTAGCCCGCCCAGGCCGTCAGCTCCCCCGGGCGGAACTCCATGCGCCCGCGCAGCTTGGTGGAGAACATCTCCGGCGGCTTGTGCTTGGGGTCACGCGGGGCAAACTCGGCCAGCAGCTCGTCGGTGAAGACGCTGGCGGCCTTGACCTTGACGCGGGCCTCGGTGGACTTGGCGTAGCTCGCCCAGTCGATGGTGTCGGGGATCAGTTGCATGGCACTCCGTGGCGAAAACACTCCGTCCAAGGCGCTCCGGCCGCGCGATTCCACTCGCCGCCCACCACCCGGGCCGCTCCAGCGGTGACCGCGGCCATGCACAGGGCGCGCACCGTGCGCTGGTGGCCGTCGTCCTGCTCGGCGGCCACGATCACGTCCAGCCCCACCAAGGGCCGCAGGTCCAGGCGCTCCAGGCGCTCGTCCGGGGCCACCGTCAGCTCCAGGGCGGTGCCGGTCTGGCAGGGCGCGTCGGTGGTCACGTGGATGGCCACGGCGGCGGGCCTCACCCCTCGACCTCTCAAGGCCACCAGGGTCTCCAGGCCTCTCACATCGCCCCCGCAAAAACGTCGTCCATGGGCTGGGCAGAGACCTCGTCCTCCCAGCGCCGACCGTTCAGCCAGGTGCTGGGGTGGGGGATGAACTGGCCGTCATCGCGCTGCCACTGGGCGCTTTGGCGCTGCAGGGCCAGGGCGGCCAGCATGCGGCTGAGCAGCGGCTCGTCAGGGCGCAGCCGGGCAAAGGCCTTGGCGGCCTGCGGCTTGGCGGTCTTGCGGGGATAGGCCTGCCAGAAGCGGTCGAAGCCGGGCGGGAATTCGTGGACCTTGGGCTCAGCAGGGCGGGGCGGAGGATCCTCGGTCGCCCCGACCCCCGAAAGGGGTAAGGGGTTAATACTTCCCTTCCCTTCCCTTCCTCCCTGCGCGTCCTCTTCGCGTGGTGACGCGTCGGCCACGCGTGGGGCACGCGTGCGTTTTGGTGCCGTTTTGGGGTCCGGTAAAACGCTGGCAGTCTCGCGGGGGTTGATGTGCTGGTGCTTGGCAAAGCTCGGGATGTAGGCGAGGGTTCCTCCCTCGTACAGCAGCACCAAACGAGCGTTCAGCAGCTCATCTGCCAGCGCCTCGATGTCGCAGTTGTCGCCCGGCAGATAGCGCAATTTGAAAGTTTTTGGCTTCCAGGCAAAACGCCCTTCCTTGTCGGCCTCGCACCAAAGTGCGATGTAAAACAGTCTGGCCAGCGGCGACAGTAAAACGATGTCCTCGGAAGTGAAAAAATCCGGTTTTATCGTGCGAATGCGGGCCATCAAAACCTCCCCGCAAGTTCGTAAGCGATGTCCGCTGTCTTCCTTGTGATGTGGCCTGAGCCAATCAACGCAGCAATCGTGCGCTGCAACCTCATCGCCTCTAAAGAAGGGTTAAGGCCACACGGTTCTGCCAGCCAATCTGGCTTTGGAGCCGCAACTAGCACTACGCTCGTCTCTTCCTGCTTGTGTAGCTTCAAGCCGCCCTCCACTCGCGTTCTGCCCGGCCTGCCGTTGACAGCACGGTCTTGCCGGTGGGTTGAATGAGGCCGGCGCGTGCCAGCTCGGCGGTGCGGCGGGCCACGGCCACCCCGGTGAGGCCAGTCCTCGCCGCAATGCCGTCCTTGCCGAGAGGCCCAAAGCGCTTCAAGCAGCCCACGATGGTGCGGTGGTGCTGCGCCTGCAGCTCCTTGGCGCTGGCGGCGGCCTGGTGGCTGGTCACGGGGTCACGGCGCCGGGCCATCGGCGCAACGTCGAACAGCGCCATCTGATTCACCACCGCGCCTCCTCCTGCTGGTTGGTATCCATCGGCTGCGGCTCGATCAGCTCGCAGATCTCGCGCGCCATCACCACGGCCTTGGGAAAGGGCCAGTTCGGTCGGTTGACCATCAGCACCAGCTCGCCCTTGTGCTCACCCACCTGGGTGCCCACGGCGCCGTCAGGCAGGCGCCATTGAGCAGGCTCACCATTGCTGCGCCGCGTCATTCCCCCGCCTTTCCGTTGCCATCCACGTCCGATGGATTGCGGCCGACCATGCGAAGGAGCACAGTCGCTCTATGGATCTGACGATCAGCCTCGGCCTGCAGCACCTGGATCACCCAATCAATGCGTGAGCCGGTGCCGTCAACTTGGGACAAGGCATCGATCTGGGCCATGAGGCTGCGAGGAATCAGACCCCGCAATTCGGTGTCTTTTGCGTCAGCCATGGGAGTGAAAGAAAAAAGTGCCCCCGGCCTTGCGGCTGGGGGCCAAAAGCGCCAAAGCGCTCAGGGAGGATTTCCATGCACACATCAGGCGGCCTCGCGCACGGGGCTCAGCGCTTCCACTTCCACCCCGTGTTCGCGCGCCAGGCGCAGCAAACCGGCGGCCAGCGTGAAGCGCGGATCTGTGGTCTTGCCACGCGCGATATCGCTCACGGTGGCCTGCCCACAGTTCAACTGCAGCGCGATTTCTGGCTGAGTGACACCGGCCGCTTTGAGGCCACGCAGCAGCGCGGGCCAGTCAACAAGAGTGTTCATGCCGGCAGAATATCGGCATACCGGTCACAAGTCAACAGGTCAGCCAATATCGGTTTGGCGTACGCTCACGGCATGAAGACTCGATCTGAATACGGGTCACGCTTGAAGCAGGCGCGCCAGCACGCCAAGCTGTCGCAGAAGCAGTTGGCGGCGCTTGCCGGCATGTCGCAAGGCAACTTGTCGGAGCTGGAGACCATTGGGCACAGCAGCGGCATGACATTGCAGCTTGCGATGGCCTGCGGCGTGGACGCGCATTGGCTGGCTACCGGGCAGGGGCAGATGCTGCAAGAGTCCGGGCAATCCCAGGTAGGACTTCCCCCAGTGGCTCATCCAGTGATACTGGATGAAATTACAGTGATTCCCAGAATAACTTGGGAGGATCTGGTGAGTCGCGCTTCTCTTCCGTTGGCCTTTGAGGTGGCTGCGCCCGATGCGTCCATGGCACCTAAAGTGCCGCAGGGCACGGTCGTGAAATTTGAGCGCGAGCTAGAGGCGCGCCCAGGCGACGGGGTGCTGGTACGTGACCGAGAGGGGCACCATTACCTGCGCATCTACCGCGAGAAGCGCCCAGGCCACTGGGAGGCCTATGCCATCAACGACGCTTACTCCCCGCTGGACAGCCAGGCCGATGGCCTGACGGTGGTGGCCGTGCTCACGGCGGTGGCGGGGCGCTGGGCGTGATCTCAGTGGAGGGTGCGGCGCTCGGCTAGACAGTGGCTGCTGGCGCCATTGCGGTGGCTGTCGGTCTGGCCGTCAAGCTCGGCACACTCATCGGCGAGCTGAAGAAGGAACGCGAGATCACGGCGGCGCTGCGCGCTGAGGTTGCCAAACTCAAGCAGCACCACCACCAGGCCGAAACAGAACAGGCCGTACGCATGGCCCAGCCCTTGAAGTACCCGCGCCAACACTCGGCGTAACCACCACATCACCACCTCCCCAGCCCGCCGCGTGCGGGCTTTTTTGCGTCTCAGGGTTTGCACTGACCCAAAATATATCGGAATGCCTGTTGACACTCTCGCACGGTTTTCCGATACTGCGTCCATGCGCTGCACGGTGCGGCGCGGGAGAGACAGATGGACGCAGCCTTCAGATCCGCGCAGTCACGTTGGGATGCCATGCTCCCGCTGGACCGTGACACCGAGCCCACCAACTGGGAACTGAGCCAAGCCCGCGACGAGTTCCTGACCGACACCTGGGCCACCAGCGACTGGCTCAACTGGTCGCTTAAGCAGCCCGAGCTGCAGACCACCTACGTGCCGCTGCGCGCCGAGGACATGACCGCGCTGACGGTCGACCAGCTCTGGGTGCTGATCCTCACCGGCACCAACCCGCAACTGATTGCCGCCCGCCACGAGCTGGTGGAGCGCATGTGCGCCGAGCGCGCCGACGACATTGAGGCCCGCGTGCCGGCCATCCGCGCCAGCAACCTGCAGGACGCCGCCGAGTACATGGCCGAGCTGCAAGCGGAGGCCGCATGAGCTTTGCCCGCATCTACGCCGACGGCCTGGAGGTGCTGCCCGGCACCGTGCCGCACCTGGGCTCCCGCCACTACGTGGAGCTGGAGCTGGACATGACCACCGCGCAGTGGCGCGAGGCCCTGGCCTTCCTCATCAGCCAGACCAGCGCGCAGGAGATGCGCGAGCTGCTGCAAAGCGACTTCCCCGACCTGCTGGAGGTTTCAGCATGAACGACACCATCCGCCGCTTTCCGCGCTCACTGCAGGAAGCCTTTCCGCAAGACCGCCAGTGGGCCTACGCCGTGGAGCGCTACAGCAACCGCTACGACCAGGTGGGCTCGGTGTTGCTGGCTTGCGCCATCGGCCTGGGGCTGGCCTTGGCCTTGGTGCACTGGTGGTCGGCATGAGCGCCGCACACACCCCAGGGCCGTGGGAGTTCGTCCAGGCCGGCAGCGGCGACTTCCCAACGTGGAATGTGCGCATTGGTGAGCGCGGCCTCATCACCCTGCCGGCCACGGCCAGCATGGAGACGATGGACGCAGACGCCCGCCTGATCGCCGCCGCGCCGGAGCTGCTGGAGGCGCTGCGTCTCTGCAAAAGGTACATCGACGGCGGTCACGGCCTGTACCCGGGCTTGCATCACGAAGCCTACGTAGCCGCCCGCGACGCCATCGCCAAATCGGAGGGCCGCTGACATGGAGCGCCACTACTCGAACGGCACCGAGCCCTATGTGCTCCCGCACTGGGAGTGCCACGGCCCCTGCCGCCAAGGCCGCGCGGAGTGCCCCACGCCCGAAGCCTGCGAGCGCCCACCGGGTGACCCGGATGGCCTGGAGCTGCTCGGCGGCCTAGCCGTGGTGCTGCTGGTCATCTTCGTGCTTGGCCTGCTGGTGGCGGCATGAGCAAGCTGCACCTGACCCGCGCCGTGCTGCGCGCCCTGATCCGCCGCGACTGGCCGGTGGCCCGCATGTGGGCCGGCGTGCTGCGCGATTCGTTCAAACCCACCCCATTCTGAGGAGACCAGCATGAGCGAGCTGCTCAAGATCAACGTCAACGACCACACCGAGCGAAAAAACGGCCTCACGTACCTGTCTTGGGCCTGGGCCTGGGCCGAGGTGCTGAAGCTGGACCCTGCGGCCACCTGGGAGGCGCAGGAGTTCAACGGCCTGCCCTGCATCGTCATGCCCGACACCACCTGCATGGTGAAGGTCAGCGTGACCATCAAGGGCGACCGCAAGACCTGCTTGCTGCCGGTGATGAACCACCGCAACCAGGCCATCAAGAACCCCGACGCCTTTGCCGTCAACACCGCGCTGATGCGCTGCCTGGCCAAGGCCATCGCCATGCACGGCCTGGGCCTCTACATCTACGCCGGCGAAGACCTGCCCGAGCAGGACGAGCCCAAAGCCACCGACACCAAGCCCGCCGAGGTCAAGCCCCTCAAGCCGGGCGTGATCAGCGCCACCGACGGTGCCGCCGATGCGCTGCAAGAGCAGGAGCGCAACGAGCTGACCGAGGTGGCTCTTCACATGATCGACTGCCACAGAAATGGGCGCGACCTGGATGCCATCCGCATCTGGTACGACCCCGCCACGTTTGAGAGCAACGAGCAGCGCGTGTTTGTCTGGTCGCTCTTGAAGACCGAGTCCAAGCTCCGCGCCGTCATCAAGGCGAATTCCCCGTCCAACCAAAAAGAGGTGGCGAATGCCTAGGTCTGGTGTCAATGCTTTGCCGGAGTACCCCGTCTTGGCGGCAATGGTGCAGCGCTGCACAAACCCAAATGACAGGTCATGGCAGCGATATGGCGGCAATAGTGTAACGGTATGCGATCGCTGGCGCAAGTTTTCCAACTTCTATGCAGACATGGGCCCGCGCGAAAACGGTCAATCGTTGGACCGTATAGACAACAAGAAGGGCTACAGCAAGGAGAACTGCCGGTGGACAACGGTAGATGTTCAAGCGCAAAACAAAGGCCCATACAAGACCACTCCGTTTGGCATGAACGGGGTTGTTTGGCGCCAAGACTGCAAAAAGTACCGGGCACAGATTGGTACTCAAGGTCGGCAGATCATCCTTGGGCATTTCAAAACGATAGACGAAGCAATTGCTGCGCGCAGGGCCGGCGAGCATCGCTACTGGAACAAACCCGTCGCGGAGGCCGCGTGATCAAGACTGAATACATCCACCCGCCGGTCGGTGTCCGCCATTTTGATTGGATGGCCTACATCCCCGACAACGAAGGCGAAGGCCCAACGGGCTACGGCGAGACCGAGATCGAGGCGCTGCACGACCTGTGCGAGCAGCTGGCCGAACAGTTGTTCAACGAAGAGAAAGCAGCAGCATGAAGATCACCATCAAGTGGTTTGGCGACCAGTTCAACATCGGCCTGGCCTCCGCCGAGGGCCGCGAAGAGTTCCTGTCCATCAAGGGCTGCCGCCTCAAGAGCGGCGAGCGCGGCGACTTCGTGAGCTGGCCCGCGCAGAAGAAGGACGACGGCACCTACTGGCGCCACGTGTGGGGCTCTGACGACTTCCAGGCCGCCGTGATCCGCGAGGCCAAGAAGGGCCAGCCCGCCGCCAAGCCCGCACGGCAGAAGGATGAGCGCTGGCAGGCCGTGACCGAGGACGAGGATTTGCCTTTTTGAGCTGCCATGCAAAACCGCATCAACCCGCGCGAGCGCGCCCACCTGGCGCGCGTCAAAGCCTTGCCGTGCTCTGTGTGCGGCGCTCCCGGCCCGTCCGAGGCGCATCACATCAAGCAGGGCCTGCAGTTCACGGCCGTGGCCCTGTGCGAGAGCTGCCACCGCGGACCGGTGATGGGCTGGCATGGCCAGAAGCGCTCCTGGGCGGTGCACAAGATGGACGAGCTTGAGGCTCTGAACGAAACCATTAGGGGGCTGGCATGAAAGAAACAGGTGGTGCGGCATTTCCGTTCGTCTACGACGACAAGAACCAGAGGCACATCCATGGCGGTATGACATTGCGCGACTACTTCGCCGCCAAAGCGTTGCAAGTGACTTGCGAAGATTTCATGCCAGACGATGCGGCAACGCTGGCCTACGAACTCGCAGACGCAATGCTGGCGGCCAGGAACCAGCAATGACCCACACCACCACCCTGCACAACCCGCAGGAGGCGCACCAGACGCTGCAGCGGCTGTGGGGCTGGCTCAAGCCACGCCTGCTGCAGGGCCACCGCATCACGCTCAGCGTGGAGGAGGAGCGGCGCAACACGGCGCAAAACGCTTTGCTGCACGCCACGCTGCAAGACATCGCCCAGCGGCGCGAGTGGGCCGGAAGGAAGTGGGACGTGCTGACCTGGAAGCGGCTGCTTACGGCCGCGTGGATGCGCGCCCGCGGCGACCAGGTGCTGGTGGTGCCCGCCCTGGACGGCCACGGCTTCGACGTGGTGTTCGAGCACACCAGCAAGCTCAGCAAGGCGCAGATGGCCGAGCTGATCGACTTCATCCAGGCGTGGGATGCCCAAGCATGAACAACACGTTGTCGGCAATCCCCTTGGTTGTGGATTGCGAGGTCACCGAGATCAAGGTCTTGAAGGTGCCGATCCACACCATCAGACTGACCCCGTTCAATCCATCGTCTCGCACAGCAGATGGCGCACGGCTGCAGAAGTTGGTGGATGCGATTCGAAAACACGGGCTGTCTTACCCCGTGCTGATCACCACCGACCGCGATCTGGTTGATGGGCATCGCCGCTTGCGGGCGTGTCAGTTGCTTGGACACACCCACATCAACTGCATCGTGACACCCGTAGAGCGCGATGAGCTGTTCGGCGACGTCAACGACACCGCGCTGCCGATGGCCAGCCGCGGTTGGCTACAGGTGGCGCGCGGTGGTGGCAAGGTGCCGGCGCGCTACAAGGCTCAGTACGACGAGTTGCTGCGCCTGGTCGGCACCTTCGGCATTGACACCCTGATTCGCAATGGCTTGGGCATGAACTGCTTGGGCCTGTGCAAGCAGGTGTGTGCGCTGGACGGCAAGTACAACCTGGCCGACATCATCATGGCTGCCGCCGCGCGCAAGCTCAGCAACAAGCTGAACGCTGTCATTCGCAGCGGCCAATCACGCGAGGACAAGGTGAGCGAGATCGACGCCATCTTGACGCAGGCATGACCGAAACCCTGACCTGGACCCCCGCGTCCACCAAACCCGACGCCGACACCACTGTGCTGTGCTGGCGTGACACCGGCGAGTGGTTCAGCGGCTGGTGGGATGACCAGGCCGGCGCGTGGTTTGATGCGGCCAGCGGCGGCATCGTGGACGGCGTAACGCACTGGGCCGATGTGGGGGGTCCGCAATGAACCTGCGCGACCTGGAGCAGCAGATCACGGCCCTGCAGCAGCAGGCCGAGGCCATGCGCACCACGCTGGAAGACCCGGAGCTGCCCGCGGCCTGGCGCAAGTTGCAAAACGGCGCCAACTGGTACAGATACCTGCAGCTCACTCCGGCGCAGGGCGAGCTGTTTAAGCGCGATGGCTGGGAGCCGCTGTACCGCCGCCAAAGGCCCATGGACAGCGAGCTGGCGCGCAACCTGGCGCGCAACTACCGCGGCGTGGGGCTTGTGCGCGAAGTGGAGAGGCACCATGGCATCCACTGAAGCCCGGGCAACCGCACGGCCTCACCCCATGGCCCCGCACCAGTTCTTGCGCCGCTGCTTTGACTGCAACCGCAACCTCCGCGACCATGAGGGCAGCAGCTTCCAGCACCGGCTGTGGCGCTGCGCCGCTTGCACCAACGCTTTGAGGGGGCGCGCATGACGTTTAAGGTCAACACAGACAAGACGGCGGTTGTAAGCACCGAATACTTCTGGCAGCCGCTGGAGACCTGCCCGCTAAGCGCCAAGGTGCAGCTGCTCACGCAGGGCGGGATTTCGGTGTATGGCCAGTACAGCAAGGGCCAGCCGGGCTTTTTGGGCTGGGCACCGTTGCCGAAGAAACCGGAGTGGATGCGATGAACCGCGACGTCTGCGAACACTTCACCCCGCTAGATCTGCCGTGCGACAAGTGCAAGGAGCCCCCCTTGCCACGCACCCTCACCGACGAAGTCATTGCCGAGCTTTGGCACCAGAACGGCGGCTTTCACCATCACTTTGCCCGCGCCATTGAGCGCTGGCTGCGAGGTCACGCATGAGCACCGCCATCAACAAGGCGCGCACCGGCCTGGTGGAGATCACCGAGCGCAAGGGCCAAAAGATCACCGCCCGCGATGTGGCCACCGCCCACCTGGCCATGGCGGCCCTGGACAACATGCAAGAGCGCGCAGCACACGACTCGCGCGTGTACGGCAGCGTGCTGAGCGACTCGGTGGAACGTGGCATCCAGCTCGACGCCGTGCGCGAGATGCTGGTGCAGATCAGGGAGATTTTGGAATGAGCCTGATGACACAAGCCTGGCTGCTGGACAAGTTCGGCCCGCGGCTGAGTGTGGACGACATGGCCGAGGTCTTCGGCATGGCCCGCGCCACCATCAACAACGAGATCAGCGACGGCAGCTTCCCGGTGCCCACCTACCGCGCGCACGGCAAGCGCTGGGCGGACTACCGCGACGTGGACGCCTACCTGGACCAGTGCCGTGAGGCAGTGGCAGGCGTCTAGCGGTGCAGATCCTCGGGCTTGAGGTTGGTGTAGCGCTTCAAGTGCCGCCAGTCCTTGTGCCCGGTCACCAGCGCCACCTGCTGCACCTCGTAGCCGGCTTCGAACAGGCGCGAGGTGCCCTCATGCCGCAGATCGTGAAAGTGCAGATCCGGGATGCTGAGCGCCTGGCAGGCCCAGCGGAAATACTTGCTGAGCGTCTGCTCGTGCACCGGGAAGATCAGCTCCCCCTTGGCCTGGCGCTGCACGATGGCCCAGGCGTCACCCAGCAGGGGGATCCACTCGTTGTTGCCGACCTTCTTGCGCGGGTGCTTGCGGTCGCGCACCAGCACCAGCTTCTTCGCCGCGTCCACATCCTCCCAGCGCAGCCGCACGATCTCGCCGCGGCGCATGGCCGTCAGCACCGCAAAGCGCACCACGTCGGCGTAGAGCGCGCCGTGCTCGCGCTCCAGGTGCTCCACCAGGCGCTGCAGCTCGTCCTCGGTCGGGCGCCGCTCGCGCTTGCCGCCGCCGCCGATCAAGCCCAGGTGCGTCAGTAGCGGCCGCGCCTGGCCCACCACATCAGGCAGCGTCACCTTGGCCGCCAGCGCCGCGTAGCGCAGCACCGTGCCGAGCTTGCCGATGTCCATGTTGCAGGTGTAGGGGCCAGCGCCATCGTCGCGCCGCGCGCTGCAGTAGCCCACCAAGTCCTCCGGCGTCAGGCGCTGCGCGTCACGCGCGCCCAGGTGGTGCTCCAGGTGGCGCAGCGTGTAATGCTCGGTGGACGCATCGCTGATGGGCCGGGCCCGCTCGCGCATCTTGCGGTACGTGGCAATCAGGTCGGCCACCCGCACGCTCTTGCCCTGCCCCGGCTTGGGCTGCAGGCCGCGGTCAATGTCCACCTCCATCTGCCGCGCCCAGCGCTCGGCCTCGGTTTTGGAGTCAAAGGTGCGCGTGTAGACTGGATGCGCCTTGCGCCGTACCTGCGCCCGCCACTTGCCCTTGACCTCGATGATGCTGGCCACACAACCTCCACAGTGCTACCGGTAGCAGTTGGTAGCACTGACCCGGTGAATGGGGCTGATTGTGGGGCCTGCGGTGGTGATGACTTGCGAGGGAAAACGAGGTACAGTCGAGGGGCAGCCCGCCGTAGTTCAATGGGAGGAATCAACTAGGAATAGCCACAGCGGTAGCACTTTCGGTAGCACTCAAGGCGCCAGCATGGCGCCGTTGCATGCCTTACGCGCTTGTGCAAGAATCTCAGCAGCTGGCCGCCATTTGTGGCGAGAAGTGCGAGCTGTGGCGTGCAGCGGCAACGGTAGCCGAAAGGCGCGAGTGACCAAGAGGTGGTTCGATTCCACCCCGCCACAGGTAGCCGGATCAAGCCCCTTCAGTCTTACCGCTGACGGGGTTTTTTCTTTGGTGCCGGCAGCCCATCTGGCACGACGCTGACAAGTTTGAAACCATCTTCCGTCAGCTCCAATGGCACGGTTGCATCGTACAGACGCCCCGTCACTGGGTCCGTTACACGCTGATTGACTAGCGCTGGATGCTGGTTCTTTGAGGCCGGGTCCATCAAGGGACGGGATCTCCTTTGCATACCCTTATCCGCCACGTCACCGACTTGTGTAGGCGAGTACCCGTCTCTAAGGATTCGAGCTTCGTAGACGTGCCAAAACCTGTCTGGAGTCAGAAAAACATCGCTTGTGCTTGGCGTCTCCTTTCCAACTAAGCCTGCCAGCCCTTTGGTTTGCCCGTCTGTGACATCACCCATGCGGTACGGAGCCTCCGTCCTTCCTGCCGTCAGTTCCTCAATAAACTTCTTCTTTGCGAACGGGTCTATAACCCCAGCCTCGGACCGCAACAAGCTCGGCGCGGCTGAATTGGCCTCCACCTGCAGCAGCCCCTTGGCAATCTGTGGCGCCTTGGCTGCGGCCACCATGGGGCTGAGCAGGCTCACCGTCTCGCCGGCCAGCGAGGCAGCCGACTGCGGCACATCGCGCTTGAGGCCTTGCTGCTTGAGCCACTCCGAGCCGCCTATGGCGTTCTGCGGCACCGGCACGCCGGCCTTGCGCAATGCCCAGGCCAGCAGGTCCACCGGCGCGGCCACGGTGTCGGCGGCCGTATTGCTGGCCGATTGCAAGAAGTCCAACAGTCCCGCCATCACACCCCCAACAACGCCGCCTCTGCGGCTCTACGCTTGACCAATCCCGGCAGCACCCGGCCGCCGCCCCGCACCCACTTCATCAGCTCCACCCGCGCTCCGGGCACGTCGTCGGCGTTGATGCGCCGGCGCAGCGTGCTGCCCGCCAGCGCGCCCGTGCCGCAGTTGAAGGCGAAGTCCAGCACCGCTCCCGTGGCCACCTCGCCCCAGTCGGCCAGGCCGGGGCACAGGCGCTGCACCCGGGGCAGGCACTGCAGCAGCTCGTGCTCCAGCAGCGCCATGGCGCGCTCGCGGGTGATGGGCGGGTCGGCTAGGCTCACGCGGCGCCCGTCCTCGTAGAACGTGCTGCCCACGCCGATGGTGGGCACCGCTGCCGGGCACAGGTAGGGCTTGAGGTACAGGCCTTCAAACACCATGCACAGGCCGCGGGCGGTCTCGACGGCGCTCATTTGTTGCGCTTGCCCAGCGAGCGGTCGGCAAAGAAGAAGCCGAGCACGGTGCCCGCCAGGGTGACGTCCCACTCGTCCATCTTCCAGCCCTGGTGGTTGAGCTTCAGCACCCACAGCGCCAGCGCGATGGTGGCCGCGCTCGGGCGGATGATGCCGTTCCAGATGTCCACCACCGCCCATCCCGTGGGCTTGAAGGCGCTGTCCATCACCTTGGCGAAGGCGGCGGCTTCAGCGGTGGCCACATCGGCCTCGGCTTTGGCCGCCACCATCTGGATGCCGAGCTCGTGCTGCAGGGTGAGCGTGGCCTGCATGCGCTGGTGGGCCAGGTCTTCCAGCCGGGCCTGCTGCTCCAGGCGCTCCATCTCGTGCTGGTGGTCCTGCTTCTTGTTGTACCAGGCCGAGACCTCGCCCCAGATCATGCGGAACACTGATCCGCCGAGGAAGGAGAACAGGGCTTCGATCACTTGACCCACCTTGACCCGAACTGCACCAGCGTGAACAGCACGGCCGCTGCCGCCCACACGCCGATGCCGCGGTTGATCCACTGGTCCACCTTGCGGTCGGTCTTGTGGATGGAGGTGTCGTGCACCGCGATTGCGGCTTCACACTTGCCGATGCGCTCACCCTGGGAACTCTGTCGTTCCTCAATCAGAATCAGGCGCTGGATGGCGTCGGTCAGCTTGTCGACCTTGGATTCGAGGCGGCGGAAGTCGTCGTCGGTCATGGCGTGAAAAAGCCCGCGCGAGGCGGGCTGGGAGTGGTGGATGGCGAAGTGGTACGGGCTGGACCCGATCTTTTGTGGCTGGCTGGTGGTGGCCGTTATCGTGTGGGCCATCCAGTCATGGCGAGACCGAAAGTAGCCCCGGCAGCAGCAACGGATCCCACGGGTTGGTGGGTTTGGGTGGGGTGACGTTCAGCAGCCCGCGCGGCACGTTGGTGGCGCCGCGCTCCATCAACGAGATGGTGATGTTGTTCAGTGGGTCACGCACGGCCGCATCGCCAAACGGCAGCTTGGCAGCAAACGGTGCCACGTACTTGCTCAGGCCTTGAACCAGGTTGGCCACGCCCGCTGCGGTGTTGGAGTTGTTCACCGCTGAACCCCGCGGCTGGAAGGTCTCGATGCTGCCAGTGCGGCCGATGGCCTTGAGCTGCTCGAGCTCCTCCGCGCTGAAGAACAGGCGCAGCTTGCGGTCGCCGATGTCGTCCAGCGCCCGCAACCACTGCCGGCCCGAGAAGTTGGCCGTCTGCGTCTGGTTGCCCTTGCCGATGGCCGCGTCCTTGAGCTGCTGCACGATGGTGCCGCGCACGGCCTCGAGCGCCGGCTGACTGCTGCCGATCTCGCCGGCCAGCTTCTGCACGTCCTGCAGGCCTGCGGTCTTGCTCAGGATGTTGTTGCGGATCCAGGTGTCAGCGTTCGCGCCCTCCACCGCAGACTGCACCCCGGGTGCGCTCTCCTGCCAGGTGCGCCACTGCCGATTCGCTGCGCGCGCCTGGTTCAGCGCATCCATCAGCGCGGCCGGGCCTTGATCCGCCGCCGCCATGGCCTGACCTTGGGCCCCGCTGACCACCTGGTTGCCGCCAAAGGCGGACTTTGCCGGCATCACCGCATCGCTGTCCAGCACGGTGCGGATGGTGGACAGGGCGTTCTTGGTGCGGCCGTCGGCGCGGCGCATGGCGTCGGCAATGTCGGACTTCAACTCGTCCAGCACGTTGACGTTCCAAGGCACGTCGTAGGTTCTGCCCTCGCGCGTGACCGTGCCCTTGCTGATGGCGTCGATCTTGGCCATGATGTCCGCCGGCACCGAGCCCAGACGGTTGGCCTTGATCAGGTCATCGTAGACCCGCTGAATGACGCCGCGCTCCAGCGGGATGTCCCCGCCGGCCATCTGGTTGGCTTGCTTGTACAGGCCCTGCTTGGTGGCCTCCAGTTGGGCGTTGCGGCTCAGGATGGGCGACATGGCCGTCTGACCCGCGCCAAACGGGTCATTCACCGGGCGGAAGCCTTCCACTGCATCCAGCAGGGTGCGGTTGTTGCCTTGGGCGATCTGCGGCAGGCGCGCGTCCTGGTTGCCCGTGGCGGCGGCCATGCGCATGGCGTTTTGCTCGCGCGTGACGTCCATCGGGTCCAGCGTCAGCCGGCCGCGAGTGGGCGTGAGCCCCAGGCGCCGGTAGTCGGCCAGGCGCGCTAGGGCATCCTCGTTGAGCGAGCCGCCCGTCTTCAACGCCTGGCGCACATCGTCCATCAGCGCCTGCTTGAGCGCCGGGGTGATGCTGGCCGGGTCGATCCCCTGGTTTTGCAGAGCAATGGTGATGCGCCGCTCCACGTCCGCCGGCGCGGTCTTGGGCGTGATGAGGTTGCCCAGGGCCGAAGCCCCGGAGCGCGCGGCTCCGAGCGCACCAGCCGCCCCCAAGCCGCCCAGCACCGAGGAGGCCATCTGGCCACCAAAGCCGGCCCCGTTTTCGGCGGCCTGCTGCCCCGCCATGCCCGACCCGGCGCCCGCCACGGTCTGCATCAACGGATCAGCGCCCAAGCGGTTGAACACCTCGCGCGTGGTGCCGCTGGTGAGCTTGCCAGCCTGGTTGGCCAGACCCGCACCACCCGCCGCGCCCAGGCCCGTCTCCACGCCCTGCGACACGATGCGCTGCGTGGGGGTGTCGGGTTGGGGCAGTCCCATCTGCGTGAGCAGGCGGTCCAGCTGCGGCAGTTGCTGCTGGAAGCGCACACCCCGGCCTTCACCCAGCGCCAGGTCTTGCGCCTTGTTGGCCACGCCACCGAGGGCGTCCACAAACATGGCCGGCAGGGCTGCAGCGGCCTTGATGCCGGAGCGGGCGAAAAGGCCCGCTTGCGAGGCGAGGGTGTTGTTTTGGGTGGTGCCTTCGGGCTTGCTCTCGGCTTTGCTGTCCTGCAGCCACTCGGTCGGCACGTTGTAGCCGTTGCGTTGCAACTTGGCCACCAGCTCGGCCTTGGTTGTGCCCTCGGGCACGTTTTGGATCAGGGTGCCATCCGGCAGGCGCACATCCATTACTTCAGGCTCCCAAAGTCCACCGCCGGAGCTTCCGGCATTTGCACCTTGTAGAAGGGCACGAAGGGCGCGAACTGTGGGCCCACGTTCTTCAGCGCCGCGTCATGCTGCTGCACCTTGAAACTGTTGACCTTGCGCAGCACGGTGGACAGCGACTGAATCTCCGGCACCGTCATGCTGTCAATATCGCCACCCGCAGCTCGGCTGATCAGCGCGCGCTCGCCCTCGGTGATCTGCCCTTGGCCGGCCAGCAACTTGGCTCCGTCGGCCGCCAGTGACGCTGCACCCTGCAGCAGCTTGCGCGTGTTGCCCAGCACTTCAGCGTTGTCTTTGCCGGTCACGCCAAGGCTTTGTCCAAGTTGACGCCCGAAAGTCTCAAACTTGGCCGTGGGGCCCACCGCCACCTTGCCGCTGTTGACCGCCTCATCAATGCGGTTCAACGTGCGCAGGTTGTTGGCGGCGGCTTGTGCTTGGTCGCGCGAGGTGGCCAGCATGGACGCCGCGTCCTTGGCAAACGCAGCACCAAATCCTTGGTCCATGCTGACGCTGACGTTGGTGGCGCCGGCTTTCTTCTGCTCTGTCTGGAACTGTTGGAAGGTGCCCTTGTAGCCCTGATTCACCGCAAACTGGTACTCGCGGATCGCCGCCGGTGTGTCGCTGGCTTTGGGCAGGCCTTGCGCCAAAGTCTTGTAGCCCGAAGACCTGCCGCTGAGCAGCACCTCATCAGGCCCGAGCTTGATCGGCGCATCGTCTTTGGCCGTGGCCGTGAGGTACTCCATCGGCTTGAGCTGGCGGGCCTGCAGGGCTTCGTACAGGAACTGATTGCGCGGATCCACTGCGGGCATGCGCGCGGCGTTTTCCACGGTGGGGCTGGCATTAGCCCCCAAGGACTGCAGCGCCTGCGCCTGTGGGCTGGGCAGGCTTTTGATGAAAGCGTCGTCGCGCTCTTTCTGCGCCTGCGCTTCGGCATCAGCACGTGCGGCCTGATTGAGCTGCAAACCACCGAGCTGCTGCTGCAGAACGAACTGCTGCTGCGCGCGCAGCTCCTGCGCGGCGCGCTGCGCGAGCAAGGCCTTGCGCTCCTCCTCTTCCTGCTGCGCCTTCTTGGCCGCGCCCATGGTCGCGCCGTAGGCGTTCAGCCCCAAGGCCAGGCGCTGCATGGTGTTGCCTTGCCCACCAAGCAGGCCGCCGGCAAGCTGCAGCGCGGCCATCGTCTTGGGGTCGTCCCAACTGGTGCCCAGAATGTCCAGCAGTCCCATGTGCTTACCTCCGAAATGGGTTGCCCGCCACGCCGCCGCCAAGCAGGCCTTGGCCGACGTTCATCATGTTGGTGTAGCCCTGCGCGTAGGCGGGGTTGAGCAGGTAGTTCTTCTGCATGTCGATGCCCTGGCGCTGCAGCTCGTTCAAGCCGCCGGTGGCCATTTGGTCGTTGAACAGCTTGGTGGCCGAGCCCAGCAGGCCGCCGGTGCCGTCAGCGCCGTAGACGTAGTTGGCCAGGCGCGGGTCCATCTCCTTGGTGGTGTTGGAGGTGGTGGTCTTGCCGCCCGAGGTGCCGCCCAGCACGGCGCCGGCAATCGGCAGGGCCGCTTTGAGCAGGCCCCCTGCGGCGCCAGCGCCGGCGGCGGTGGTGAGCGCTCCTCCCAATGTGGTCGCCGGCAGCCCAGCCTCAAAGGCGGACACGGCGGCGGGCGTGACTCCAGCCGTCAGCGATCCGACACCGAACTCGCCCGGCAGCCCAGCCTCAAAGGCGGACACGGAGCCCGGAGTCACGCCGGACGTCAATGAGCCAGCCTCGCCACCACCCAGCAGGCCGCCTGCACCAAACACGCTGGGCTGCCCCAGCATGGCGCCCAAGCCATTGGCTCCCAGCGCTGCCAAGGCCAAGGGGGCCATGTCTTTGGCAAATTGGCCCGCTAGTTGAAACGCGTTGCCGGGCTTCTTGAACTGCGCTTCACCAATGTACGAGCCGTCAGGCGCGTAGCTGTACCAGGTATCGCCGTAGCTGCTTCGGGTCGGGTCGTAGAAAGCGTAGCCAGTCAGTTCATCGGTGCCGCCTTGCTCAGCAGACACAGGCCGGCTGATCAACGGGTCCAGCTTCCAACCCGGCCGCTCTGCAAGCAGCTTTGCGGTCAGTTCTTGTAGTGCCTTTGCGTCCATGCTGCCCTCACGGCTTGTTGAAGATGTTGTAGAGCTGCGCACCCACCAGCGCGCCGCCCAGCGCGCCCGCCCCGGCGTTGCCCGGGGTGGAGGTGCTGGTGTTGCCGAAGCCGGTGAATGGGCTCACGGTGTTGGTGTAGTTGCCCACCACGTTCCACGGCGCTTGCTGCTGCGTCAGGCCCAGGTTGTAGAGCCCCTGACCCTGCTGCTGCATGCCGGTGTTGCCCTGCTGCACCAGGTTGGCGCCCAGTTGAGTGGCTTGCAGATCCTGACCGCGCTGGTTGGTGTAGAAGTTCTGCAGGCTGTTCTGGTAGCCCAGGCCGAGGTTCCCCATGCCCAGCGCGTAGTTCTGGTTGCTGTTCTGGAACCCGAGCGCCAAGTTACCCAGGCCCATGTTGTAGTTTTGGTCGCCCTGGTACTTCTGCAGCCCCCGGCTCATGGCGTTGTTGTAGTCCTGGCCGTACAGGTTGGCCAGCGCCCCCGACAGCCCGGTGTTGGCGTCCTTCAGCGCGTTGGCCTCCACCACACCCTGGCGTGAGCCACCGTAGCCGCCCGCCGCCACCGCCGCGCTGCCGATGCCCGGCAGGATGTTGCGCTGCAGGTTGTCCGTCACCTGCTGGCGGATGGTGTCTGCCATCTGCCCTAGGTAGGGGTTGGGCGTGTAGGTGAAGGGGTTGCCCAGCGTCTGCGGCATGTAGGGGTTGGCCGTATTGCCGCCCGCACCCCCTGCTGCAGCACCACCTGCCGCGCCCCCTGCCGCTCCAGCAGCTCCACCGGTTGCGCCACCCGCAGCGCCGCCAGCGGTGTTGCCGCGCTGCGCCGTGGCCAGGGTGGTCAGCGCCTGCCAGTCGGCATCGGTTTGCTGCCCTAGGTTGTTGTTGACATTGGTGCGGATCTGCGCGTCGGTCAGGCCGTTGCTCAGCCCCAGGTTGTAGACCTGCGCCTTCTGCTCGGGCGTCAGGTTCTGCGCGATGCCCTTCAGCGCGTTCCAGTCGCTGTCGGACTGCATGCCAAACAAGCCGCTGGCCTCCATGCGCACCTGCTCGTCGGTCTTGCCGCCCGCCAATCCGCTCAGGTAGGCCTGCGCCTTCTGCTGCGGGGTCAAGCCCTGCAGGTTGGCTAGTTGCTCCGGGGTCAGAGTCTGCCGCTGCGCTAAACCACGCAGATACGCCCACTCATTGTTGCCTTGCGCATCAATCGCCGCCTGGGTTTCCGCATACGGGCTTCGACTTCTTTGGGTGCCGGCGGGCAAACCGATGTTGTCCGCAGCTTGGCGGATTTCCGCATCCGTGAACCCATCTTGCCGCAGTCGGTTGTACTCCCGCGCTTTGCCCTCCGCGGTTGTCATGTTGGCGGGATCAAAAACAATCCCGGTGTTCTGCTGCGCCAGACTCTTCAAAGCGTTCCAGTCGCTATCCGTTTGTGCGCCGAATTGCGTGCTTGCCGCTTGCCGAATTGCCGCGTCTGAGTAGCCTTCGCCAAGCAGCCGGTTGTACTCCCGGGCCTTTCCGACGGCGCTTTTCATGTTGGAAGGATTGAAGGTGATCGGCATGTTGTTACCCCAAAAAGCGCCATGCTCCGGCGCGGTATCCGTAGAAGCCACCCCCGCTGCCGGGGTTCCAGCTCGTGCCATCCGCCAGCACCACCATGCCGTCTCTGGGCTTGGCCGGGGCCACGTACAGCATCTCCAGGCTCAGAAACTGGTTGCCCTCCAGCGTGGCGCGGGCGATGTTCAGCAGCTCTTGCTGCAAGAACGCCGGCAGGTCCGCCGGGTCGGGCGGTACAGCACGCGGTTGGTACATCAGTACGCCCCCGTGCTCACCACGTCCAAGTCAAACGACCGGACGCGAAAGGGCACATTGGCCGACATCTCCACCGCCAAGAATCGGCCCTGCGCGAACGCATCGGCCTTGATGGCCGAGCCGATGGTGAAATTGACGGGGCTGGACCACGTCACGCTCTGATCGGCGTTCATCGCTGCGCCCACGCGCACTGCAACAGTGCTGCCCGCCGGGCCGTCAATGCGTGGATAGACCGCGCGCACCAGCTTCATGGCGTAGGGGTCGTCCAGCGTCATGCCCGTGCGTTGCAGCGTGCCCGTCAGGCCCGTGGCGCCGTCGTCGGTCGCCCCCACGTCAAAGGCCTTGATGGCCGTGGTGGTGGACAGCAGCAGGCGCGCCTCGTTGGGCGCGTAGTCGTTACCGGTCCACGTGGTCTCGTCCCAGTCCCAAGCGTCGGGGTCAGCGGCCCAGGTGGTGGCGGTGCTGTAGTCCAGCTGGCCGCTGGCGCCGTAGGTCACATCGGTAAGGTCACGCAGGCCCCACAACTTGGTCTGCCAGTTCCAGACGCAGGCCTTGTTGCAATAGCTTGAGCCGCTGAACGGGAAACAGATCAGCACCTCGTTACGCTGCGGGTTGCTGGTGACAAACGCGCGCTTGTAGTTGTCGCTGGACAGGTTGTTGAAGATGTACTTTCTCACCAACCCATCGGCGATGCTCACCATGCCCTGGCCGGTGTTCAGAATCACATCTCCAGCGGCCAGCACCACGTTGCCCACCGGCGTGTTGACGCCACATCCTCGAGCCAACATGCCGTACTCGCCGGGCATGCGCCGGAACTGGAAAATGAAGGGCTGACCGACAAAGCGCATCTCGTAGCACGAGCGCTCCTTGTAGACCGCCAGCACGTCGCCCAAGGGCAGGGCGTCCACCAGCAGGTCAGGCGTCTCGGCGAGGTCTTGCTCGCCGGCGTCCTTGGTCGCGTCGGTCTCGTCCCAGCTGGACGGGATGGTGCCCGCCACCGCGGCGTGGCTCCACTTGACCATGTGCGGGTAGGCTGTGCCGCTCTTGGTGATGTTCAGCGCCACCAAGTAGTTCTTGAACGGGATCAGCGACTGGCAGCGCCAGTTCGCATTCCAGCCCGTGAGCGTGGCGAGGTCGTTGGCGACGTTGCCGCCCCAATATTGCGGCTGGTCCACGCCGTTGTTCATCACCAGCACGCCACCCAGCACGCCGCCGGTCCAGCGGTCGTCTTGAGCGCCGGTGAACAGGCTGGCCGGGGTGATCTCGGTGCGCGTGGTGCCGTCGTCCACAAACACCTTCTGCGTGCCGGCGTGCACCCAGAACTTCTTGGTGGTGGTCTGGTAGGCCTGGATCCAGTACGGCGTGATGCTGGGCGCAGTGAAGACCGACGACGTGCCCCTAAAGCGCTGAGCGTAGCCGTTCAAGAAGCGCATGTTGGACACGCTGGACCACATGCCCGACTCCAGCTCTTCGGCCGACAGGTCTGGGTTCCAGCCCCTGCCGCAGTCGTTGATCTTGACGATGGGCATGTCAGACGGTGGGCCAGGTGATGCTGTGCGGGAAGCCCGGCTGCGCAGGCAAGTCCCGCAGGGCCTGCCGGTAGGCCGCCCACGCGGCTTGGTCCACCGGGGCGTCGGCCACCTGCGTCCAGTCGCTTTGCGCCAGCAGCTGGTCTCGCCGCTGGCGCGCTGCGGCGGCCAGCTCGGCGGTGCGGTCCGGGGCTTGCCAAACCTGGCCGTCGTACAGCCATCCAGGCGAGCAATCGTCCGGGCAAGCCACGGCGCCGATCTCGGCAGCAAAAGCGGCATCGGCCACGATGACGTTGAGCACCTGGCCTTCATTGATCACTGCGTAACGCATGTGGGTCTCCTGTGTCACCAGCTTGTGATGCGGGCGTAGCCGTTGCCGCCCGCGCCACCCGCGCCAGAGTTGAAGCCGTTGAGCGAAGCGCCACCGCCGCCCCCGCCGGCCGCCACGCCGCCGGCACCACCTGCGCCGGCGGCGACTGTCGTGCCATAGGAGCCGCCGCCGCCGCCGGTGCCTGACACCTTGCCGGTGACACTGGAGCCCGCAGACCCGGCGCCGCCTTGGCCGCTGCCGGCTGCGCCACCACCGAGCGCGCTGACAAAATCCGTGATTCCACCGCCTTGATTGGCTGCCGTTGTGCTGTTGGAACTATTGATGCACGCACCAGCGCCTCCGCCTGGACCGCCATTGGCAGATATTCCACCCCCGCCGGACGTTGATACGTTGGGGTGGCTGCCCCCAGCGGCGCCGCCATCTTGCGAGCCATATCCATGGCCAGTGCTTTGAACGCCAGCGCGTGCCCCCAACTCACCAAAACCTTGGCCTCGATAGGTCAACGTGCCGTCGCTCACGCTTGACACCTGAATGCCCCCACC